ACTAGATGGTCAGCATATGCTTTCTTTACTGCATCTGTATGAAACTGTGCTACCATTGCTTTTACATCATCACTCTCGTTTGTGATGTCATCATTAGGTAAAATAACATGACGATGAAAAGTCCGTGATAATTCAACGCCATCTTCTTTTATTATGGTTGCTGTTCGTACCTGTATAACTTTAAAGTTACCTACAGAAACTGCTTCTATTTTGTCTTGTTCTATTTCTTTTGTTATTGCCATTTTATTACTCGCCTATGTCGTAAAATATGTTACTGAAGCTCTAAATTCACATGCATTATCAAAATGAGATTGATTTAAGGTAGTAGTTGATTGTTGTGTTCCACTTGTTAGACCTTCAAGCGCTCCTTGCTGACTTGTTTGAGCAAAAAGACTTACAGAACTCATGCCTGTCGCAAAACTAGACCACAGTGAAACAGACCCATTTGCTTCAACAGAGGTAAACTGCAATAAATCCGCAACAGCAAAAGGAAAGCTTTGCACTGTAGCAGTGCCACTCCCACTATTAGTATTTGTAATTGAAACAAACATATTTACACTTACCACTCGTCCAACTCTAGTATAAGTTCCTTCTGTCGTTGCTGTACACTGAGTGCTACCAAGAAAAAAAGTTGGAGTCCACAATCCCTCTTCATAATCATCTAATAAATTAGAAGAGGTAGCAGAGGTGACACCTAGATGCACACCTTTACCTGCCGTACTAAATGTAATGTTGTCATCTAGTGTACCTAGACCTAAACCTCTAACTTTAGTTAAAGCCATTTATTCACCTCATGCGTAAGGGCTGTCACCCAATGTGCTTGTATCCCAAGCAGCTTTTAGTTTAGCTATTGTGTCTGCATCATCTATAGCCTTTGCAGCAGGAGCATCTCTCAATGCTTTCTTCTTGGCTACAGATGCTGTTTTAGCAGATGCGTCATCAGCTTCAAGTGCTTTCATGTAAACTACATCTTCGGCTTCAAGTAAAGGCTTTCGCACTTCCCTGATTTTATCCTTGAAGATAACTTTAGCAGCAGTCATGTCTTCAGCCATAACAGAACCACTGAGTTTCCAAGCATTTCTAAAATGCCTGTCAGATGGCATGGTTATAGTAGAAGCATCTGCTACAGCACCATCTTTGTCGGTTACGTATGTTTTAGTTGCCATGTTAGTTCCTCCTATTTAAGCAGCTATTTTCCAAGCATTTCGCCATGTACGATGTTGTGGCAGTTGCTCTTTCTTACATATGACAAGTCTTGGTCGGTTTGACTTCTCATAATCTCTCCATACCCTTTCAGGTATATCTTTCTGTATTAGATATTCTATTGCTTCTTCTTCTGTCATAGCCTTTACTGGCTCAGTATTGTGCAACAGATACCCTCGTGTATGCTTTACAAAGTCAGGCTTTGCTTCGTCCTTCTTGAGTTCCCAGTAGACCCATACAGGTGGTAGTATGCCACCATTCAATGCACATGCCATCCAGTTAGGGTCAGGATGTGTAACCTTTGCAGGTTCATCTAGGTTGTCAGGGTCTTCCCATACAATGCAATACTCACTTCTGTATGGCTCTAGGTTTTCTTTTGCCCACCCTAGTCTATCCCATAAATGTGTTCCTTGAAATTCTGGTGTCTTCATGCTAAATCTCCTAATATAGACACCATTGCTGAATCGTTAAAATCTTCAAAAGCAGATGTCCCAGAATTTGCATAAGCTGCTACACTTCTACATTCTGATGTTGACCTATTTGTTGTATCACCATGAGGACTCCATCTAGCAAAGTTAACAGCTCCTGCATAGTTAGACGCTAAAAGACTAACGTGTTGTACATAATCTGTGTTGCTCATGGCGTTTGTTAAAGTTCCACCTAAAACACCTGCACTTACATCTGTTGTTGTAGAACAATTAAATGAGTCATCCAAAGAACCGTGACTGCTAGACACCTTCATCCAAAACTTACACAAACCCTCTTGCACATTCGTAGTTGTAACATTCCCTGCACCTGCAACAATAGTGATGCTGTTCTTTGCGTCTACTCCCTCTAGGGCATTTGTTCTTAGTGTACTCATGCTAAGTCTCCGTGTATTACAACATTAATAATATCATTGTCATTGACTGTGCTATTCATATTTATAATCTTATAATCACAAGCTCCTGCCGTATTAACATCTCCATCGGAAATAAGACAACTAAAATATTCCGTATCTCCTTGAACATTACTGCCTGTAGTAACATAGTTTATACTTGCCATGTCATTAGCAATATTTGTTCTATAATGCCCTGTTGCTTGGTCTGTAAAAGACGTAACATTAAAGGAGTCAAGCACAGCACCACCTGCATGGTCATGGAGATGCCAACACTTACACAACCCCTGCTGTAAGTTGGTGGTTGTAGAGTTACCCTCTCCTGTGACGGCAATAGACCCTGCTGTTGATGTGCCTGTGAGTGTGTTTGTTTTGAGTGTTGCCATTATGCTAAGTCTCCACAAATATGAATACACTGAAATACAGCATCCTCTGCACTTCCATCATGTTGATTTGTTAGTAATTGGATACGAGTTGTTGATGGACCTGTCAATGCACCAGTAAGGTTATTATCATTTGTATTACCAGTAGTGAAAGAATAGTTTGCTGCTGAGTAAGAAGTAGAAAAATTGTAGTCAGTTCTACCAGTGCCTTCATCAGAAAATGATGCAATGTTTATGCTGTCACTAAGAGCCATCGTTCCACTTTGATTTGCAGTTGCCCATGTGTTACATATAGCTCTTTGAAGAACAGTCGTGGTACTACCCTCAGTAATGCTTACAAGACCAGAACTAGCAACAGACATAGCCGTAGTATTATTCGTATGCTTTATGTTTTGTACTAGAAGATTGCTCATAGTATTGCTACGTTCCCTCCTGATTCTATTGTCAGTGTAGACCCACTTGCTATTGTCAAAGGTCCTGTAACATTTGCGTTCTCTGTGGCTGCAATTGTTACATCACTATCCATTGACTGTGCATTAGTTCTGAACATACCACCATGCTTGAAGTTACCCTTGTTGGCTTCAGGTGCTGTGACACTACCGTCTGTTAAAGCTAGGTAGTTGACAAAGATGTTACCTGTTCCAGATGAAGGTGCTGCACTAAAAGTCAGTGTTGTACCGTCAGGCACTGTATAAGCGTTACTGTCCTGCACTACACCATCGACTGATACAAGTATGTCTTGAACGCTAGTGACGGTCTGTGACAGCGTAAATGTCGTGTCAGAGCCATCTCCGTTAAACCTTTGTACAGATGGTATTGTGCTGAATGTAGTCGCTATTGCATTACCCACATAAGGCATTATGTTATCTCCATAATTGATAGTGCTACGTCTGTTGCACCAGATGCTGTGACTGATAATGTGTCTGTAGTTTCTAGTACGACTTTGTTACCTGCAAGAAGTTCTAGTGATGAACCTGCAGGTATGGGAGCATTGGTTACTAGCTCTACATCTTGATTAGCTTCGTCATTATTTCCTGCTCTAGCTGATGTGTTTGTTCCTAGTGTGACGGTGGATGTAACTTGACTTGTTGTTGTATTACCTAGTATCAGACCTAGTATAACGGTTGTTGTACTACCTGCTACAGTGTATATAACATCTGCTGACGTTACTCCTGCCTTTGTCACCACTTTAAATGTATTTGCCATACTATATTCTCCTTATCCTAATGCAATGGCTAGTGCTGTGGCTTCGTTAGCTATTACTGTATTTAAGGCTGTGCCGTTTACAGTTATTGCGTCTGCTTCAAGTGTACCGTCAATGTCGGCATCACCTGATATATCAAGTGTGGCAGCGTCTAGTTCGCCACTTATAGTAATATTTCTACCACCACTGATGTCTTTGTTTGCGTCTGTTATGATAGCTTTACTGGCTATTACTGTTCCGTTTGTAATGCCATCTATCAAGTTAATATCTGCAGCACTTGCTGTAATAGAAACACCACCTATCTGTAGTGTAGTAGCATTTACTTCACCTGAACTACCGTATATTACAGCTTTACTATTTACTATTGTACCTGCTGATGAACCGTCAACTAAGTTTAGCTCTGTAGAGGTTGAGTCTACTGCAGCAAGTTTTGTAAAGTCAGCTTGCACTAATCCTGATACACCGTCTAGTAAATTTAACTCTGTTGCTGTAGCTGTTAGTGCCACATCCTCATTTATCTTTGGTGAGGTTAATGTCTTGTTTGTAAGTGTGTCTGTAGTGGTTCTACCTATAAGAGTGTCTGTGGTAGCTGGCATGGTTAGTGTTATATTACCAGAAAAAGCAGAGTGTGCAGGAGCTTGTAGTCTAGCATAGTGTGCATTTGAAGATTCACAGTAAAAATCTATATAAGACTGCGTACCAGAGTTCTTTATAGAAATAGCTCCTGATTGCATATCAATACCGTTTGAGCCATCTATTCGTACAACACCAGTTCCATTTGGTGTTAAGGCAATATTACCGTTTGATGTAGATACAATACCATTACCATTTACATCTAAGTCACCACCTAACTGTGGAGTTGTATCAGCTAC